AGTTCCCTATATAGGCAATGCCTATATAGGGTTTTCTCTGTCTATTAGATACGGTAATTATTAATAAGCTTTTCGATATTACCAAGGAGCTTATGTAAATTATGTTTAATATGGTCACTAGTTTCTTTAATACCATGTGTACCATCTGCATCAAATGTATCAATATCTGCCATAATGGATACTATACCATTATTGAAAATAGTAAACGTGTATTTAGCAGTCTCATCAAATACACATATACCAATAGCATTTCCACATTTACGTACTTGCTTACTTAGTTGCACTGTATCATTAAGATGGATATTTTGCTTGGTACTACTAATACTAGGATAAATACAATTAGACATAGCATCAGATACAATACCAGAAGCCAGTTGTACATCTTCAAGAAGATACTCAAAAGTGATAAGATTCATAGTTGCCCTCCAGGTTAGATTTATAAAAACGTAAATAGCTATTATAAGTGTTTAATAGACTTTACATTTATATAACCTAAAGAAAGGATGTGATCTTCTTTATGAATCTAGATATAACTGGTGGTCAAGGCAATCCTATGAATCAAATGATTCCAGCTAACCAGAACGTTGTAGACTTCTCTCAACGTAAAATATATTTCCAAATGGGTACTAGAAACCAATCTTTCCTAGATATGCATAAGTATCTAGAAGCAGTTGGTATAAAGAATAATAAGTTTATGCTAACTCTATTGGATCCAGACTTAGCATATATAGACCCACATGATCCAAACTTAAACCAATACTATAAGTCTAAAGTCTTAGCTGAGTGTATGGTAAACTTCTGGTACTTTGTACGTGAAGTTGTACGTGTACCAGCTCAGGGTGGTAGCGGTAGTGGCTCATACTACACTTTAACACGTGGTGGTATGGCACTATACTTCTGTACTATATTTAACTACAATATCTTCCTAGACTTACCTCGTCAGCAAGGTAAAACATTGTCAGCATCTATATGGTATCTATGGGCATTTAACTTTGCTACATCTAACTCAACGTTTGCATTTATGCATAAGTCTTTAGACGGTTCTAAAAAGAACTTATTAGGTCTTAAAGACTTACGTGATTGCTTACCACCTTACTTACAAATGACAGAATCATTTACAGTTGGTGATAAGAAGACCAAAGCCCAAAACTCTGTAATGACTTTGTCTCATAGTATTAACCGTAACCGTATTATCACTGTAGCATCTGCTCGTACTCGAGTTGCTGCACAGTCTTTACTACGTGGTATGTCTGTACCATTATGGTGGGCAGACGAATGGGCATTCGCACCATATAATGAAGACATCTATCTTAATGCTATCCCTGCATGGAAACGTGCTGCAATGAACTCTGAAGCCAATGGTGCACCATTCGGTATACTATTCACTACTACACCAGGGTTCTTAACAGATGAAATGGGTAGATATGCTAATAATATGCGTGAAGATGCTACACCGTTTAGTGAAAACTGGTATGACTTAACTAAAGCACAGATAGATGAAATCAAATCAGCTAATATGAGAAGTAGTTTCGTCTATATCAGATTCACTTATCAACAATTAGGACGTTCCGAAGAATGGTTCAAACAAATCTGTATCGACATGCAGAATAAATGGGAAGCCATTCGCCGAGAAGTTTTACTTGAATGGGCAGATTTCTCTGAGAACTCTCCATTTACTCAAGATGAATTAGAAACTGTAGACCGACTTACTATAGATCCTATAGCAACTATCCCATTAAACAATAATAAGTTTACTTTGAATATGTACGGTAAGCTTGAATATAAGAATAATGGTGAACCAGTAGACCCTCCTATTATAGGGGTAGACGTATCTGGTGGATATAAACGAGATAGTTCTGCTATTACTATTATAGATTCCAAGACTACTAAAGTTATAGCTATATTAAAGTGTAACTATATAAGTCAGAAAGACTTAGCTAAGTGTATATATGAAATAGTTACTAAGTATATGCCTAATGCTGTAGTCAATGTCGAACTTAATGGTGGTTTTGGTGCATCTGTAGTATCTATGCTTATGAAAACTAAGATTAAGAAGAATCTTTACTTTGAATTTAAAGAACGTATCTTAGAAGAAGTCAACGAAGGACCTGGTAAAGTTAAACGTACTAAGAAACTAGTAAAAGTATATGGCTTGAACTCTAGTAAATCTGTACGTGAGCTCTTGATTCAAATATTAAGAGAACGTATGGACAATCATAAAGACAAGTTCATATCTAAGATACTATACCAAGAGTTCCGTGGTCTTGAAGTTAAACGTAATGGTAAAGTTGACCATTCTGCAACTACACATGATGATGCTACATTCTCCTATTTGATGGCTATGTATGTATGGTATGAGGGTAAAGATCTTAAAGAACGTTTCGGTATCAATAAGACTACTATTATGACAGATGCTGCTACTGAAGAAGAAGTATTCAGTCCAGAAGCAGAAGAACTAATGGATATCACTGATGATATCGTTAGAGTTCAAAAAGATATGCTTACCACAGATGATACCAAGAAAGATAATATGGATGTCATTAATGAGCTCCGTAAAGGTCTTGGTATTACATTTGATGAATGGGATAAGAAACGTGAAGCTGATGATGAGAAAGAACTCAAAGAAGCTATGCAAAACCCAGTATTCTTACAAGCATATGCTACTAAATATAATATGACTAAAGACCAAGTTGATGTATATCGTGATGAAACTACAGCAACTTTACCAGCATCTGCTTTTAATATGCTACCAGATGAAGAGTATAGTGTTCTCCAAGGTAACTTAGCCAACAGATTTAAGAATCTATAATACAAGTTCCACAGTAGGGTACTTCCTTACTGTGGAATAATTTTTAAATAGTACCTAAACAAAGCAGTAAAATTAATTAAACCCTATTAAGGAGGAGAAAACGATGTTTGGTATCCATCAAAATGAATATGATATTGCATCTGAACGTGAATTAGCAGAAATTCTATCTGTATTCAATTCAGATTATATCTTCGATGTGGTAAGTTCTAATATTGCTAGACGATATGAATGCCATATAAGCCCTATGCCTAATATCCCTAATGTATTCAAATACAATTTTGAAAATATGTATATTAAATTCCCTATGGATAAAGAGAATACTAAAGCTAGGGAACAAGAAATCTATAATGAAATCATTGACCAAGTATGTAAAGCAACTAATCTTACATTCCAACCAGCTATTGACGGGTTGGATGCTTATTTTGCTGCTAACTGTATCTATGACCTAATTGTAGCAAGATTCAGTGACCATATGGTTACTGCTATCACTAAGCTTATCATCAATGAAGCTAATAATATTTGCGATGCTTTAAATGTAGATGAGCTTAAAAAGAATAAAGATGCTAGTACTATCTACAATAGAATGAACTATAAGAACGATAAACTTGTAGTCATTCTATCTAATATGGAACTAGTTCTTAAATATATCGCTGGTTTAACTATTACATTCGATCAGTTTGTAAACTTAGCATATGATGCACCTATCAGTGACGTTATCAATAGTAACTTCAGTGATAACGGTACTATCTTTAAAGATGCTATTGATGCAATCTTATCTAGTAATCAATTATTACCAGACTATATCACTAATATTAGATTGAATCTTCAAGGAGTAGAACTATAATGGAAGAAAATAAAGTAGTAGACATTAATGACGTTACTGTAGTTACTGAGAATGAACCAGATACAGAGATTCTTACACCAGAAACACCTGTAACTGAAACTACAGAGAAACCAGAAGACAAATCTCAAGAGCAAATTCTACAAGAAGTTGAAAATGAGATTGATGAATTAGAGCTTGATAAAAAAGATATTAAAGCTGTAGATGCAGATTTCACACAAATCAAAGTAGAAGGCTTTGAAGATGCTCCTGTGGAAGCTATTGCTAAAGTAGCATCTGTATATGATAAACTCCAAGTACCTGAAGGACAAGAAGAACCTAAACTAAATCTTATTGTAGAACTTGGTGACCAATCTGTATACTTCCTAAATAAGGCTAAAGAACATGAAGTACCAGAAGATATGCTATCTACATGGTTATATGGTACAGTAGTGGACTTTGGTCAAGCTTGTACAGTACAAGCATTCACTGCTATTAATGAAAAGATTGAAAAGATCACTAATAAAATCAATGATTCTGGTTTAGCTAATACAGCAGCTACAGATTCTTATACTGGTCTTGTACAACGTTTTAAAGATGGTATTGAAAAAGCAGAAGATCCTGAAATCAAAGCTCAAATGGAGCACCGTTTAGCTTGTTTACAAGACTCTGAAAAAGCAGAATACATCTTTGATTACTATAAGACTAATCACTCTGCTTTGAATCCTACAAAGTTATTAAAGAACCGTAAGCATAATCACGATACAATCACAAAAATGCTGAATAAAATCGGCATCAGTAAACTTGATTCTAGTGTAGTATTTACTGCTGCACAAGAATTAGGTTTACCATTGTATCCAATCTATGCTGTAGAAAATGCTCTTGCTAAAATCAATATCAGTGATAAAGGAAATGTACTATTCTTATTCTATTTCTTACTAAACTTAGCTAATGCTATCTCTGCACGTAAAGCTAAGAAGGAGACAGAATTCACGAAACAAATAATTAATAATTTCGTGTCTCTTATCACTTATCTTGACAAAGCGATGAATGAGTACATTAAAGAAAAAGAAGCTAATCGTCTTAATCGAT